AACGGGTGCGAGAGTCAGTGAATTTGTGAGGTTTGAAAAAAAATTTAGAGGTCGGTTACATAGACTTAGATACGAAGTGTCATAGCCGACGGATATTAATACCGGATAGACTGATCGAGGAAAGCAAGGGATATTTTTCAGGCGTACAAGGCCGCTGGTTGTTTCCAGGACAAAAAAAAGGACAGCATATGACCACCGGCGGTGTTAATTCGAGATTAAAGGATTTTGCTAAAAAATATGATATACGAGAAGATGTGATGCACGCACATGCATTCAGACATTTTTTTGCTATACAATCGTTAAACAACGGTGTAGATATGTCACTGCTAAAAGATTTATTGGGACATGGCAGTATTGATACTACGCAAATATATACCCAGTTGTCATCAAGTGAACAGAGGAAACGCTTTAATGATGCTGTTACATGGTAACTATTAGATATTTGAGATACAAAGAGGTGAAGTTGTAAAAGTATATTTTAAGATGATTATTTTTTGACTGATAGAAAGGGATGATAAAAATGAGTAATGTTTATGTCAGAGACACTACACTAACTTTAAAAAAAGGTAGTTGGGACATAGATGAACACAGTAAAGTGTTTCGCAAAATGCTTGATTTTTTAGGGCAACATGGGTTTTATGTTTGCAAGGATAAAGAAATAGTTAAAAATTTTCCGTCACTTAGTAAATATAGATATGAAGGTGGTTTTGGTGAATTACGTTTTAAAGCTGAATATCATGAAAATCGCTGTAAAATCGAATTTTATCAAAATGTCAACATTGTAAATCAAAATGGTGGCTTTTACGATTTTGATAAACTTGAAAAAATGCCGTATTTAATTAAATTAAGATTTGAATGGATAAAAGAGCATTTGATAGATTTTTTTACCCAGTATTTTAATCAATCCGTTAAGATTAAATACTATGATGAACCTACGCTTGCGGTGGATAAAATCAAGAAAAGATGGGTGAATAGTGGTCATCATCGTATAAAAGATATGAATTTTAACTTATCAGATTTTGACGGTAAAGAACAACTTGAATATCCAAGCTATGGTCATATAGGTGCAGATGGGAAAAAACTTTGTAATGGTGATATTAAATACTTCTATGACCGTAGCGGTCACTTGTGTCGGGGTAAAATTTACGAAGATATTAATGATAACTGGGACGTAATTATTAACAAACACGAAATAAAGTGCAATTACCACAGTTCAAATTTTTTTAGTGAATGTACAAAATATACTCCACGTCGTAAGGCTGACATATCAAATGCAGGTCGCAGGTGGCAACAAAAAATGAGATATTTGCACGAAAACTATTCAAATAAAGAAATTGAGCATGAATATAAACGCCGATTGGAAGATAAAGCAAAATAGCGACGTATTGCAAGGAGGTAGCGGAATGAAGCGACAGGAATTATTAAATAAAGCAAAACCAATATTTTTCAACACTGAAATGATGGTGGAGGCAATGTTGGATAACAAAAAGACGGAGGCAAGACGAGTTGTGGAATTCCAAGGTACAAAAAATCCTAATTGGACCGGATATGTTAAAGACGGATTGAATTTGTATAATGGCAATAATGAAATTTGCAATGAAAAACTACCATATAAAATCGGCGATATTCTATATGTGTGTGAATCAATACATATGCCGAAAGAGGCGGCACGGATATTTCTTCGTGTGAAAGATGTGAAGGTAGAACGGTTACATGATATTGTAACAGGTGACTATAAGACGCCGTTAAACATAAACGCAGAAGGAATGTATAAACCGTGTTGCAACTGTACACACGTCAACGGCGATTGCAAAGATTTTATTTCACAAAATGATTGCAAGCTACTTAGTGAGTTTAAGAACCTATGGGACAGCACTATAAAGAAACCTGACATTGACCGTTACGGGTGGAAAGCTAATCCGTGGGTATGGGTTATTGAATTTAATAGGATAACGGAGGAAATGAAATGAGATTTTTTAAAGTAGAAGAAATTGACGAAGATACATTCACAAAGCAAGCAGGTAGCTATGAGAACATTTTTGTTAGTGGCTCACAACGTGGAAAAGACGGAGCAGTATATGTATTCGTAGATGAAACAGAGGACGAGTTTGAGATATATTTGGACGAGTTTGAGGAGGAGTAAAAATGAAAGTCAATAAAATAATACCATGCGTATGTTGCGACCACGAGCCGAACAGTGGCGACAGTGTTTACTACGGCATGCCACAGTTGAAAGTATGTGGTGGAAAGCCGGAAACGTACTTTGAATGCTATTGCCCAAATTGCGGACGTGGTGGTTTAATTCAACACAAATCAGCGTATCTTGCATTGAAAGATTGGAACAGACTTCAAAAGCGGTGCAGACGAGCAAAGGAAATAGTTTAAAAATGGTATGGAGGTACGAAAATGAACAGAAAAGACACCACTAAATTTTTAAGTGATTTACTTGTCAAAGAGCGATTAACAGGAATGAGCATATATTATGCGAGTGAGGTTACTATGGATTATGGTAGGGGTAAAGGAAAGACGAAACGTGTTGACTTTGTACAGTTTGTTCCTAAAAATCAAACTGTAAGTGGTATAGAGCGTGGTGAATTTATTTTTTATGAAGTAAAAAGCTGTAAAGAGGATTACAATAGCGGAAATGGGTTGACATTTGATGGCGATAAAAATTATATAGTTACTACGGCAGAAACATATAAAAGAATTATCAAGGATATAGACTATGATGTAGGTGTACTTGTAGCATGCCCGGCTTTAAGAGATGTTAAAGATGAAATTGAAGATCCTATGCAAATAGACGGCAATCTAGATGATTGGAGACTCAAGGTTGCAAAAAAAGCACACATCAAAAATCGAGAGCGACCATTGTCACAACTTCTATTTTTTATGATACGTTCAGGAAAGTGAGGATAATAAAATGCGAGGTGTAAAATGATAAAATTATTAGCAATGCTCGTCACAGTTATAATAATTGTGATAGACATTAATAGAATGTGAGGTGGGTAGCAACCAATGAAGAATAAAGTGGCCGAACGTGCGAAGAAAAAAAGACGTGCGTTAAAAGAGGCTGAACGACGTAAAGAACAAGAAAATTTACTGAAAAAATTTAATGAGATTGCAAAAAAACACGGTGTGAATAATGTAAAATACAACAAACAAACATTGTGGCAAACATTCATGAAAGTCGATAAAGAAATGGTTAAATTAAGCATTGTATATAGCGTTATGGCAGTTGCATATTGTTTAAGAAAAACATTCGGTTGGGGAAAAATTAAGATATACAGATATGCTGTGGATATGAACAGATATATTACTTCTGTCGGCAAGCAAGACAGAGATATTCCGGCATTAAATGATGAATTACGAACAGAGGCAGGAATTGACTGTACCAAAATTTTTGAGGGTTATAAGCCATATATGCTAAAAAAGGTAAGTCTTCAAAAATCGTCAGAAGCAGAGGCTATGTTTGAAAAAATTAAGTACATATTACCTATGGTTATATATCCGTTGTATTCAAGAGAGGGGTGAAAACAAAAACGAATGAACCGCTTGGGACAAGCTTTAAAGGAAACTTTAATTGATATTTTAGAAAGTGATGAAATCGATAATATCAAAAGGACCATGTATGAGGAGTGCGGTCTTAAATTCTATGATGATGGAATGGTAGACCCTAATTAAAAATGCTATTCATAGAGAGCCTTCGAACTCCCACAACCAACACAGGAATCGGAGGTATAAAAAATGCAGGCAGACGAAAAAAGAATTATAACTGATGAAGAATTAACCGAAATAGTGAAAGTAGCTGCTAAAGCAGGGGCTGACGCAGCTATGGAACACTTTAAGGCAGAAAAACTTAAAGAAAAACGCAACCGAAAGGATAGGAGATTACATAATACAAAACTCTTGATACGTCATTACAGAACGTTTAAAGAATATGTGAATAATGCAGTGTTTGAAAGCGAAGAATCAAATGAAGATGCACTTGGTGCCATTGAAGAATTAATGTGGGAGCCAAGAGTGACGTCTGACATGATTGTAGAGTCAATCAAACGAAGTGCAGCCAGAACGCAGATTATCATAAATCATATAGACGGAATGATTAACGTGTATCAAGATATGTGTCAAAAGTCAAACAGTGAAATGAAAATACGTCGTAGCAAGGTGCTTTATGATATGTATATATCTGATACAGTTTATTCAAAGGAACAGATTGCAGAAATATATTTCATTGATAAACGGACAGTGTATAAGGATATAGACGCTGCCTGCAAAGAATTAAGTGTATTGCTATTCGGAATTGACAGTATTAATTAGGGCACAAACAGGGCATTGACGTGGCTATATGAACATGATAAAATAGTATTAGTAAAATTCTAAAATAATTTTAAAAATCCATTTATTCAATTTGCGAATAAGTGGATTTTTTTATTGCCGGAAAGGGGAATTTAAAATATATGCTCCCTCCTAACACATTTATAAAATTAGGAGGATGTATATGGAAAGTACGATAGTTATGCGCAGTGTCAGTGCATTAAAATGTTATGAAAACAATCCAAGACACAATGAAAATGCGGTTGAAAAAGTGGCAGAATCAATTAAAGAGTTCGGTTTTTTAGTGCCAATAGTAATTGATACGAATGACGTGATTATAGCGGGAGAAACCCGTTTAAAAGCGTCTAAACTGTTACAACTTGACAAAGTACCATGTATTATAGCAGATAAACTCACAGATGAGCAAATAAAAGCATTTCGATTGATTGAAAATAAAACATCTGAATTTGCAACATGGGATTTTGAAAAGCTGCAGGAAGAACTAAAGGCTATTGACATAGACATTGGACTGTATAATTTCCCAGAATTAGATGATGTAGAATTAAATGTTTCCGATGATGATTTTTTAAAGGATACGGAAATAGTGAGGGAACATCATAATAAGACAACAACGTGCCCTAAATGCGGCGAGGTGTTTGAAATATGAGAGTATTTCTTGCGTCCACCGGGTCGGGTATGTCAAAGGAATTAAGGGATAAGACGGTTAAAATATGTCGGCCGAGATATATACTTGAAACATTTTTCAATGGTGAAAAATCATGTCTTGAGGCTATGAGCATTGTAGGAAATGATAATTTTTTACTTGATAGCGGAGCGTTTTCATATATGAACGGTGCAAAGGTGACATTGTCGCAAATGGATAGTTATATTGACAAATATATAAAATTCATAATCAATTATAAAATCAAACATTATTTTGAAATCGATGTTGATAATATTTTTGGTCTTGATCGCGTTGAGTTTTGGCGGAACAAGATGGAGAGCGCAATAGGTTATCAATGTATTCCTGTGTGGCATAAAGGCAGGGGCGTTGAATACTGGAAACGGATGTGCAAAAAATACTCATATATAGCGATAGGCGGATTAGTATTCCATGTAAAGAAGCAGGAATATGAATTGATACGACGATTGGTTGAATATGCGTATTATTGTGGTGTAAAGGTACATGGCTTAGGTTTCACGAAAACACGAGAATTGAAAAATTACAAGTTTTACAGTGTAGACAGCGCAAGCTGGGTAGTGTCGGCCACAAGAGGACAACAAATACACTTTTTCAAAAATGGGTATATGAAAACTCGGCAGTTAGAGAAAAAAGGGCATAAAGTAGATTTGCCGAAGTTGGTAGCTCATAATATGATAGAGTGGACAAAATTTCAAAAATATATGGATGGAGTGAATTGATTATGAAAAAGAATACATTTAATTTAACACTATTAACAGGAATATTTTGCTTAGGACTTATAACGTCCAACTTATTCGGTGGTAAGCTTATAAGCGTCTTAGGATTAACCGTTGCGGGTGCGATAGTAACATATCCACTCACATTCTTGACAACTGATATTATCGGTGAAATATGGGGAAAGAAAGAGGCGAACGATTGCGTTAAAGTAGGTATAATTGTTCAAATCGGCTTTTTGATATTAGGGTATTTATCATTGAAAATACCGACATTATCGCAAACAACTCATTTGCAAGAGTGTTTGACAGCAGTATTAAATCAAGGAACAAGAATGACGTTCGCAAGCCTTGGAGCATTTGCAGTAAGTCAGACAATGGATGTTATTTCATTTCATTGGTTAAAGAATAAGACGAACGGAAAGTATAAATGGTTAAGAAACAATGCAAGTACAATGAGCAGTCAACTTATAGATACTGTTATCTTTATAGCTATAGCTTTTTACGGTGTAGTTGATAATATAATACTTATGATATTTGCTCAATACTTAATTAAATTGATTTTAGCGGCATTAGATACGCCGTTTTTTTATTTCTTCACAAGACGAAGAAAATGCAAAAATTAAGGAACGAATTATAGGGAGGTGTCTAAGGTGGCACGAGTGCCTAATGAAAAAGCAGCGAAAGCAGAGGCTATGTATCATGACGGTATGAAACTCGTGGATATAGCAAGAAAACTTGACGTGCCGCCGGGTACTGTCCGAAGATGGAAAAGTACATACCATTGGGATGGAAATTCTAAAAAAAAACAAAACGAGCGTTCGGATAATAAAAGCGAACGTTCGGATAAATCAGAAACACGTCATAGAGGTGGTCAGATAGGTAATAACAATGCATTGAAAAATGCAACCTATGCCAGTGAATATTGGAAGAATATCAGTGATGAAGAACGTGCAATGATGGCAGATATGCCGACAGATGAAGAATTTATGTTAATTGAAACATTGAAATTGGCTACTTTGCGAGAGCGGCGTTATATGGCATTATTGGCACGATATAATGAATTGTTGAAAAATTCGCCTGATGGAATGATTTTGAAAGAAGATATACGGGTGTTGACTAAAGAAAGTAACGCATTCGGAAAATGTGTCAGTAGCAAACAACATCAAACGGTTACGGCACAACAAACAAAGGTTGATGCAGTAGAACAAATGCAAATAATAGAATCCGAATTGACTCGGGTGCAAAAGTTGAAAATCAAAACACTTGAATCATTGGCTAAAATTCGAGCAGGAAAGGCAACGGACGGTGACAGTGAATTAATAGATGATTGGATAAAAGCAGTAGAGGGGTGTGAGGATGATGACTAAAACGCTTGAGATATTTCAAAAGCGTATTCCTCTTTACAGGAAAAACATAAAATTGTTTGCATGGGAAATGTTCAAATTCATACCGGACAAATGGCAAGATGATGTGTTTTGCGATATAGTTACCGATAATCGTATTACCGTAAAATCGGGGCAGGGTGTGGGAAAGACAGCAATAACGGCAATAATCCTATTGTGGTTTTTGAGTTGCTTTTCATACCCGAGAATAGTTGCAACGGCTCCGACCAAACAACAACTGAATGATGTATTGTGGTCCGAAGTTGCAAAATGGCAAGAAAAAAGCCCTGTGCTGAAAAAAATATTGAAATGGACCAAGACATATGTTTATATGAAAGGTCACGATAAGCGGTGGTTTGCGGTGGCGAAAACGGCAACAAAACCCGAAAATATGCAAGGTTTTCACGAAGATAATATGTTGTTCATAGTAGACGAGGCTTCAGGTGTTGCGGACACCATTATGGAAGCTATACTTGGTACATTGTCAGGTGAAAATAACAAGTTATTGATGTTAGGAAATCCGACAAAGACTTCTGGCGTGTTTTATGACAGCCACACGGTAGACAGAGCATTATATAAATGTCATACGGTCAATTCCGAGAATGTGGCGAGGGTAAATAAAAAAAATATAGAAAACCTGAAAAAGAAATACGGCAAGGACAGCAATGTTGTTCGTGTTCGTGTATATGGTGAATTCCCGACACAAGAAGATGATGTATTTATACCGCTCTCTATAATTGAACAGTGCAGCAGTAAGTTGTATGAACTTCCCGACAACAATAAATTACCCTATATTATATTAGGTGTAGATATAGCTCGTTTCGGAAATGACGAAACTATTATATATCGTAATGCGCAAGGAAGATTAAAAATCATGGCCGAGCGTAAAGGTCAAGATTTGATGGCGACTGCTGGTGACGTTATAAGAATATATAAAAAAACAATCAATGAATTTCCCGAATACAGAGGGAAAATATATGTCAACATTGATGATACGGGCTTAGGCGGCGGCGTGACGGATAGATTAAAAGAAGTCAAAAAGGAACAACAGCTATATAGATTAGCCGTTGTTCCTATTAATGCTGCTGAAAAAATTGAAACTGATACAAAGGCAGGTAAAGAGGCGGCAGAGTATTATAATGACCTTACAACACATATGTGGGCGTGCCTGAAAGAATTAATCGAACATAAAGAAATTGAAGTGGAAGATGACGCTGATACAGTAGCACAGCTTTCAACACGAAAATATAGAATAGCTTCAAACGGAAAGATTGAGATTGAGGGCAAAGACGAAATGAAAAAGCGTGGATTAAAATCACCCGACAGAGGAGATGCCGCCGCATTATCGGTATATCTTGGAAAGATAAAGAAATACACAGGCAGTATGCCAAATATCAGTGACGGTCTGAAAAAAGAAAGCGAATGGATGATGAGGTGACTGAAATATGGGTTACATGAAAGAATTTGGTCGTGCAGGTCAAAAGCGTACAGGCGGAATTTTTTACGAGGAATTCTTACCGGAACTGCAAGGAAAAAAGGGTATAGAAACATATCGTGAAATGGCTGACAATGATGATGTAGTTGGAGCTATTTTATTTGCGGTTGATATGCTAATACGAGGTTGTTCATGGGACACTCAACCGGGCGGCAATACTCCAGCGGATGAGGAAGCGGCTGATTTTGTGTGGCAATGTATGAATGATATGACTGAAACGTGGATTGACACAATATCAGAAATATTGTCTATGTTGACATACGGATGGAGTGCTCACGAAATTGTATATAAGCGTCGAATGGGACGTAAAAAAGATATTCGTCTGAACAGTAAATATAATGACGGTCGAATAGGGTGGCAGAAGTTACCGATACGTTCACAGGAAACTTTGTACAGATGGGAATATGATGATAATGATAATCTGTTGGGATTAACGCAAATGCCACCGCCGAAGTTTGATTTAATCACAATTCCTGCAAATAAATTATTGCTATTCCGTACGAAAAGCAGTAAAGGAAACCCCGAAGGACGCAGTATATTGCGTAATTCGTACCGCTCTTGGTACTTTAAAAAGCGAATACAAGAAATTGAGGGTATAGGAATTGAACGTGATTTGGCAGGTTTACCTGTAATGACCGCGCCTGAAGGTGTTGATATATGGGATAATGATGATAAAAACATGGTCAGTGCAAGACGTGAAGCGGAACGATATGTTAAAAGTATACGTCGCGATTCATTGGAGGGAGTTGTAAAGCCTGAAGGCTGGAAGCTGGAATTACTTACAAGCGGCGGAAAGCGTAATTTTGATACAAACGCTATTATTGAAAGATATGATACACGAATTGCAATGACGGTCTTAGCTGATTTTATAATGTTGGGACATCAGAGTACAGGAACATATAATCTCGGCAGTGATAAGTCACAGATGTTTTCTGTGGCAATAGGTGCGTATCTTGATATGATAGCGGAAGTGTTTAACAACAAAGCTATCCCCGATTTAATAGATATGAATGGTGATACATTTAAAGATATTACGGATTATCCAAAGATAATACATGGCGAAATTGAAAATAGAAATATAAGTGAACTTGGTGACTTTATTCAGAAAGTTTCAAGTGCAGGGTTTATTTCGCCCGATGAACAACTTGAAGATTATCTTCGTGACGCCGCAAAGCTGCCGGAACGTGCAGATTACTCCGGTAATGGCGGAACATCACCCGAAAAGAGCGAATTCAAAGAGGAATAATATAAATATATGTTTACATTCAGAAAAGCAAGGAGAATATTTGAAAAAATACGCAAACCCGATAGAAGTAAAAAAGGTGAAAATGCGCTACAACGTATTCGTAATATGTTGAATAAATACGAAACTCCGATAACATTGGCATTATTATTTTTATGGGATGACTATAACATAGATGAAGAAACAGCAGATGAAGTCATGAGCGGTAATGAGAGCGTAGAAGATGTACATGCACCGTTTGATTCCAATCTGCGTGATTTTGAAAATGAAACATTGACACCAACCTTAGAGCATATTGGCGAAGAAAGATTTGAAACCGCATATGAAGATAATAAAGACTTGATAAGTATCAATACCGAAATATCAGATGATGATAACGAAAATAATGAAGATAGTCAGTTTGATTATTCTGCATTTTACACCAAATGGTGTGATGAAAGAGCGGGTAATCTTATTGCAAATATCAATGATACACAGAGAGAAAATGTTAAAAGCATTATAAATACTGCATTACAACAAGGTGATACACCGTATTTTGCCGCCCGTAGAATAAAAGATACGGTAGGATTAACAGAGCGACAGCTTAATCAGAATACCCGCTATTATGAAAATATGCGGAATACTCTGCGTGAGAATAATCCTAAATTAACTGATTATGAAATTAACAGCAGAGCTGCAAAGGCGGCAAGACGGATGGCAGACAAACAACGGACCAAACGGGCAAAAGATATAGCACGAACTGAAATTGTTACAGCACATAATCAGGCAACCAGAGCGTACATACAATGGGCGATAGAACATAGATATATGCAGAATGTATATAGACGTTGGGTAACATCAAACAATGACAATGTTTGCCCGATTTGCGTTGCATTGAACGGACAGGCAGTACCATTTGATAAACCATATAATGTACCGTCCGATATTAAATATAACGGTCCTGAGATAATGGCACCGCCGGTACATACAAATTGTTGTTGTGGCGAAGAATTTTTCACAGGTGACAATAATAAAATACCGAGTGTTCCAAACAAATGGGACAGTATGAGCGAGGCGGAAAAGAAAGCATGTGTTAATTATTATGCCGATAAATCGCAATATGCAGAATATAAAAAACAGCTTGGGACTGAAAATGTCCCTAAAACTCTTGAAGATTTCCAAAAATTAAAGTATAATAATAAAGAGGAATGGGACAAATTAAAGGCTGCATATAGAGTTACAAAGTCTGAACGAAGTGGCTATAAATATTCGACTGATGGAACATTTATAGCAACCAACCATAGAAAAGGTGGCTCTGTTCCAAGACAATTAAAGCCATATGCAGTGTTAGATTTAGAAAAATCGGATGGACATATAGAACGTACAATATATGACAAAGACGGATATATGGTAAAACAAATTCATCCTACGGATCACGGCAATCCAAAACAACATCCATATGGTAAAAACGGAGAACATATTCATACATACAAGTGGAAAGACGGAACTTTGGAAGAACGAAGAACTCGAGACATAACGGATTCAGAAAGAAAGGTCAATGGTGATATTTTATGAAATTAAATTCAGAAGAAATAAAAAATTTAATATTATCGCTTGTACAAGATGTGGTATTCGAATATGACAATAAGACTTGTTGTATCAATCCATGGAGTAGGACTAAATTTGAAGTGGGTTATAATGACATTGTGAAGATATATTCGGATATAGATGATTTAATGAATGATACCATTTTTGATGGACGTTCATTAAGTGATATAGCGGATGAAATTGAAATTGAATAATGTTTAAAAATGAAATTTATAAATTAACACGTTGGTTTTAAATCAGCGTGTTTTTTTGATGCTAAAATTTTAGGAGGTTGATTAAATTGAAAAGTTTTAATGATTACATCATTCACAAGGCAAGGGATGAACCTGAAAAGGTAGTAAAGGCACGTTTTAATGTACAGAAATCATATGAAGAACAACACCTGGTATTTGGTTGGGCGAATGTATCGGCTCGTGCCAACGGCGAAAAAATCACCGATTGGCAGGAAGATATTATTGATATTGACGAACTTGAAAAAGCAGTTTATCGTTATGTTGAGTTTTATGGTGACGGTGGCGAACTTCATGAACGTGGCGGTGTAGCCACAATGATTGAAAGCATGGTGTTCACCAAAGAAAAACTCAAAGCATTAGGTTTGCCTGAAGATGCATTAGCTGACGGTTGGTGGATAGGTTTTCATGTGACGGATGAAAGCGTGTGGAAAAAAGTTAAAGATGGTACATACTCAATGTTCAGTATTGAGGGTGAGGCTATCAGAGAGGAGGTAGAGGGTAATGCCAAATAAGTTAAAAAATTTGAATATTACAAAGGTTGATTTAGTGCCGGAGGGTGCCAATCCTGACGCATTTGTTACAATGTACAAGTCTAAAACTCCTATAAGAAAGAGCGGTGAGGCTGAAAGTTTTGCTGCAAAATTAAAGGATATTAAATTGGACGATGTAGTTAGGCAAATATGGCAATACACAGAATCGCTAAGTAGTAGTCTTATTTCAATTCTTAGAGATGATAACGTTACAGATAAAAAATCTGCAATGGATAAAAGTCTTGAAGAATTTTACGGTGCCGCTACACTTTCAACAGAAAAATGGAGCGGCGGCAGTGTAAGTGACTATATTGCGACAGGTTCGGAAGAACCACAAACAGCCACGATTGTGAAGGCATTAAAGGCAGAAACACTCGGTATATTAAAAAGTAATAATGAAGGAGCTGATAATGATATGAAAATTGAAGATATTGATAAGGATAAGCTAACTGATGAAGAAAAGAAGCAGTTGGAGGCTATCGTTAATAAGGCTGGTATAACGAAGCCTGAAGATGATGACAATGGCAAAAATGACAATAAAGACGACAAGGACGTTAAGAAGATTAAGGGTGAACCGATAAATCATGATCCGGAAGATATTTATAAGGGACTTCATCCGGCAGTTGCGGCCGAACTTAAAAGTTTAAGAAAAGCTCGTGACGAGTCGGAAGAAAGAGAACTTACGGCTATTGCAAAAAAGTATGAAGTTATAGGCAAAAAGTCCGAAGAACTTATACCTACACTAAAGAGCCTAAAAGACGCAGGCGGTACAGCATATCAAGATATGATTGGTGTATTGGATACGGCGGTTGAGGCAGTAGAAAAGTCGGGTGCATTTACTGAAATCGGCAAGAGTGGTCATTCTGATGTGGCAGGCTCTACTACCATTGCCAAGGCTCGTGCTATTGCTGATGAAATCAAAAAGTCAAATCCGAATATGAGTGATACAGAAGCTATGGCAAAAACATGGGAAACACACCCTGAGCTTATGAAAGACTATGATGATGAGATTGGAGGTTGGTATTAATGGCAAAGCAGTATATGACAAACGGAATTAATACATCAGCTACTCGTGTGGGTATTGTAGCTAACGATATGGAAAACGTCGCCGGCAAAGCCGTTAAGTTGAACAGTGACGGTTTATTGGAATTTTGTAACACCAAAGGGGAAATGCCTATCGGTATTGTTACTATTGACAATGAGGCAGACGTTTCAAAGGGCGATAATGTTACATATCAAATATTTGCTGTTGGTATTGCGGCTATAAGTGCCACAGTAACAGCCGGAACAGAATTAACACCCGGTTCGGACGGTACATTAGTTGCCGCTGAAGCGGGTGATTTTGTATGTGCAATAGCAATGAATGATTGTAATGCAAATGCAATGGGAACAGTCAAAAGAGTTGACTACTACAAAAAGGAGGCTAAATAATGGGTACAGAAGTTTTTGATAGAATAAGAAAGGGTAAAACACCTATTAATGTTCCACTTACAAGTATCAGTACAGCGTATTTTCAGGGCAAGAGTGGCGGAGCAACGTCTTTCTTCCCAGAAGTGCCTGTGCAACTTTCAAGAGCGTCATATTATCAATTTTCAAAAGCAGATTTGTTAAGAGATAATGTAAGCCCTAAGCCTATTTTAGGTAAAGTAGATCCTACCGTTATCGGTTACGAAACTGACGATTATAAGTGTGTGCCTGAACAAATTATTTTGGGTTATGATGATATTATCCAATTAGATGTAGCACGTATGGGAGCTAAAGGAATAATGCAATTACGTCAAAACAAAGCGAGGGTTATTGCTGAACAGATATTTATTCATCAAAACAAGGTATTTGCACAAAAATACTTTAAAAAAGGTGTATGGGGTGCTGATTTAACTGGCGGTGTATCGGTAAGCTCAGGTTCTACTGATTTTGTATCGTTTGACAATGATAATTCAAATCCTATCAAGTTTATATCCGATTGCATTACTGCGATGAAGAAGGCTACAGGAAGAAAACCTAATAAACTTGGATTGGGACAGCGTGTATTTGATGCACTAATTAATCACCCCGACATAATGAATCGTGTTATTTATGGCGGGAACACTGCTTCACCTGCAATGGTTACTACAAAATCATTGGCTGCTATTTTGGGGGTAGATGAGGTTGTCGTATTTGACGCTATATGGAACAGTGCAAATCTTGGTGAAGAAGAAAATACAGGTTTTATCTGCGATGAAAATGCAATGCTTTTGGCATACGCTACACCAACACCAATGATTGATGAGGCAACTGCCGGATATACATTCCGTTGGGATATGGGCACAGGAAATATTCTTCCTATCATTGAATGGGAAGGTGATGAGGGAACGTATTCTCATTACATCGGCGGTATGATTTCGCAGGATATGAAAGTAGTATGCAAGGACTTGGGTATCTATTTCCAAAATGCCGTTACTCCTAAAAATTGATTTAAGGGGTGTGACTAATATATGAGATACACAGCACTTAAATCTTGCCGTATTGGCGGTAAAAACTATAACAAAGGTGATATAATTCAGCCTGATGAATTGTCCGCATATGAGGGGTTAAAGCTGGTTAGATACGGTATCCTATGCGAGTTACCTATTAATGCAGAGGAAATGGTTGAACCGATACAATTTGTTGTATCGATACCGATTTTATCACAAGACGGAAAAAGCATTAATTGTACTGCGGACGATGTAACAGAAATTTTCCGTGTACTTCAAATGTCGGCCACAGATGCGGCGGAATATATAAAGAATATTAACAGTGATTCTGTATGTGACGTATTAGGCGCAGTTGATACGAGAAAAACCGTTTTAGCGGCAATTTCAAAGCATACAACAGAGCAGGAAGAAGATAGTGGCGGTGATGAGTAATGCCGAGATACTCATATAATCCCAATGCAATTACGGAAAACGGAGTTGACCGATTGAGGTTTGAACTGGGAGATACAACATTCAATCCGGCAGAGTTGACAGCGGCTTTGTCGGATGAGGAGTATCAAGCGGTTTTGGATATGAACAGACATTGGAAACGTGCTAAATTAGCAGCGTTGGAAGCTATTCTAATGAAGTTTGCACACTCTTGCACTACAAAAATAGGTCCTGTGTCGTATGATTTTTCAAGTAGAGTAGAGGTATGGAAAGACCTCTATAACCGATTGAAGAATGAAGCAAGTATTTCTGTTCCGCCCGTATCGGGAAATGATTACGGACAGGTAAGACCACCGTATTTTTATGAGGATATGCACAGTAACAGCAGAAAGGGCGAGTAATTATGTTCACAGCAAATATTGTACCTGGATATGGATTTCAAGAGGTAGAAATTTATATAAAAAGACATGGGAAAACAGCCAGCGGACGTGTGACAGAAGTAGGATACCAACCTGCCGAACAAGCATTTTTGGGTATTGCTGCCGAGGCAAGTCAACGCGAAAAAGAAGAATGGCGGCAAAATCAGCACCCTATAACACATACAGTTGTACAATATGGAGCAACGGTAAAAGCAAAGGCTACCGATTATCTTGTGTTCCCAGACGGACGTAAATTTTATGTTCAGGGCGTAGATAATGCAGGTAGCCTTAATGTATCTATGATTTATTATGTTGAGGAAAGGTTTGATATAAAATGATTAGCATTGAAATTATTGTTCAAGCTGAACTTGATAAGATAAAAGCACAGTTGCCGGGAAGAACTGCACGAGTATCAAGTGCATTGCGAAATTCTGTTTTTAATGTGATGGCAGGCGGCGGTGTATCTGCTCCAGGTCAACCACCGGGAGTGAGAACGGGAAATTACCGTAATTCTTTTGTTTCATCAACAGAAAGCAACGGAATGTCATTTACAGCGAAAGTAACAAGTGATTGTTTGTACGGTCCGTTTTTGGAAGACGGTACAAGTAAGATGGCAGCAAGACCACACTGTGACCGTATTGCAGAAGACGCATTGCCGCAAGCTATTGCAATATACAGTGAACTATATTAAAGGAGAAAGATTTATGTTTGAAGAAATTTTAAATAATCATCTAAGGAAATGTTCCGATATAACATCATATTTAACTAAATATGATGATGAGCCTGCGATTTTTAATCAGACAGCCCCTGACGATATGTCTGATTTATGGAACGATAACGTACAATATGGACGAATTGTATTTTTTGCAAATATGCAATCCGACACAGAACGTAAAATCAGTGGTACAGTAGAAATTGATGTGTATTTACAAGACACATCAGAGATTGAAGCAATAGCAGAAACGGTCAAAACAAATGTAGACGGCTATTTCTTTAGCGGTAAGTCGGAAACAACAATTCTTGCGAAATGGAATTCTACACGATACGTTGATGTTGCGGACAAAAAAATAACCGTTGCGGCGGTATTGTTTACACTACTTGCGTTTCCTAATCAACAAACCTGCGAGCCTGATCCGATTAAACTGGTTAATGAATGGACACGAAAATTACTACCCGATGTAAAACTGATAGGATATGATGAAGATATTCCGACCGTATGGAAACCTCAAAAGGATATTCCTGCGGTGTACTGGCGAAAATCAAAGGTAGGTAATTGTGAACGAATACCTAGCATGTATGCAGGTGATTGGTACACTGCTGTAATGAATGCTCATATCTTTACAGAAGATATAGCTGTTTCTAATGCTATTGCGAGTATGATGTGTACTAAGCTAAATCAAAAAAAGGTATTACAATTTCCTGATGGAACATGGATGCGTGTTGATAATAACAATCAACTTCAGCCTGGAGCTGATGAATTAAGAGTCGGTCAATTATCTGTTGAAGGCGATTATTGCGTATTGCGCAAAGAGCCTGATTCAGAATTATTGAAACATATTAAAATAAATGATTAAGAACGTCTTATTTAAAGGCGTTCTTTTTTGTTAAGGAGGTAATCTTATGGCAACTAAAACTGTAAAAGATGAAAAAACAGCAGATGTGCCAGCTGGAAAGAACTCTGCAAGGGTAAAAACATCATCTGTATCAAGATATACCGTTGATGAATTATCAAAAGCAGAAAATGAATTTAATACGAATAAGGTTATTATTCGTACAGCACTTTCAATGTCAGATAAAGATTTGTTTACGTTGGAAGAAGCTAAAGAGATTGTATCAAAATTTAAAAATAAGGAGGTAAAATAAGCATGGGATATGTTTATGAAGACGGTAAGGAGTACCCTCGTGCCGGTGTTTACAGACGTTCAAGTAACGGTAATGTCAACAATGCGGTAGCGTCTGCTTTAGACGGTATAGGAGCATTGCCTATTAAATCTGATTGGGGACCGCTGAATGAAGTCACCATTCATGAAATTGGAACATCTGATGTTACTATGAAAAATACATATGGCACAGGCGGTACAATGAGTGTGGCAGAGGCTTATATGGATGGCGGCTTAGATAAGTTGTACTTAGTTCGTTTAGGAACAGGCGGTAAGAGCGGCAAGATTGAGCTAAAGTCGAATGAAACAAAAGCTGTTACACTAACACTTAAATATCCTGGAACACATGAATTTACTGTATCCGTAAGAGATAAATTGGGTGTAGAAAATACAAGAGAACTTGTGATTTATGATGGTGCAAAGGAAGTTGAAACAATTACATTTGCATCAGGTACAGGCGAGCCTAAAGCGTTGGAAAAGGCTGTTGAAGATATTCAGAGTAAATACGTTACTGCAAAAGCGGAAGATGGCGTTACGGACACCATTACTGGTGTTTCACAACAACCGTTTGAGGGCGGAGAAAACCCTACTACTACAACGGCTGATTACAGTACAGCGTTTGAGGCATTTGAACCGTATTACTATAATACAATCGCACTCGATACCGTTGATTCGGATGTACAAGCACTATTAATAGAATATATAAACACATCATTCAAAGACGGTAATCTTGCCATAGCCGTTATAGGAGATAAAGGCAGTGTCGATATAAACAAGAGAATGGAGAATGCATCTAAGATAGACAATTATCCTATTGTTTATTTTGCAAGCGATTTTATCAATTCTGACGGTGAAACTGTCAGCGGACCTGAGGCAATAGCCAAAGCGGCAGGTGTTATAGCTGCAACGCCATCAAGTAAAAGTATCGTTCGTACAGAAATGCCAGGTGCGGCAAAACTTACAGAACGACTAAAGAACAGCCAATACGAAAATGCGGTAAGAAACGGATTGTTATTACTATCTGTTAATTCAGACGGCAAGGTTGTTTTTGACAGCGGTGTTAATACACTGATTAATCCTGATGAAGAAAAACAGGATAACGGCTGGAAGAAAATCAAACGAGCTAAAGTAAGACATGAAACATTCTATCGCTTGGACTGTGAAATGGATAAATTAATCGGAAAAGTTAATGGTACAAAAGACGGTATTGCAAATGTTATCCAACGTGGTCAAGTCGTGCTTGATACTATGGCTGACGAGGGCAAGCTTATTGACCCTACATTTAAGCTCGATACAAATAAGGGTTACGGCGCCGATTATGGCTATTTCGTAGTCAATGCGGTTGACGTTGATACATTAGAGCGTATTTTCATTCATTACAAATGGAAATACAGTGAAAATTCTTAATGATTGGAGGTAAGAAAAATGGCAGTTGGAAACAACAGTACATTAGATACAACTGAATTAATGACAGGTAAAGACGGAAAATTATTTGTCGAAGTTAATGGCGTTAATACGTTCCTTGCAGAAATTAACGAGTTTAAAGTTGCAATGAATGCAAACACAACTGAATATCAAGGTGTTGGTTCAATTTTGGTGGGAACGGTTCCGACAGGTGTGACATTTGATTTGACATACACAGAGGCGGTAATCAGAGATGATGTTATAATGGCACCACTGCTTAAGGCGATACAAAATGGATATTTTCCTGTATTCAATTTTCAAGGGGTATCTATTAAGCCTGATGGCAGCAGTGAAGAACGTATAACATTTAACAATGCTATACCAAACGGAGCTTTTGACCTAATGAGTTTAACTCCAGGTGATGTGATTAAGAGAGCACATTCGTTTAGATTAAATTCTATTCCGAAGATGATTTCTGAAATGGCAGCAAAGCAACTTTACAACTAATCACATAAAATGGCTCGTTCTTGGTTTGAGAGAACGAGCCATTTTAAATTTATGAAAATTTTTAATTTATATATGCGGAGGTAAGGGAAATGGCAAATAAAGAAAGTACAAATGTAACAGGTCTTGAGTCTTCAACCAACTTTGAACAGGACGAAAAAAGTCTTGTCAAGGCATTGCTTGAGGCGGCAGATTATAAAACAGGCAACGAAGATAGCATAAAGAAAATATTTGTAAAAAAGCAAAGTGGTGAACCCCTATTTTCATTCAGAATAAGAGGATTATCGCAAAGTGAAATACAAGCGGCGGCAAAAAAGGCAACAAAGCAAATTTCTAATCCGGCCGGACCGAAATACCCTAAGATTTCGGGTGAAAGAAGTACAACTGAATATCATAACAATCTGATTTATACGGCTACGGTAGATGAAGATAAACAGAGAATTTGGGGTAACAATGACATAAAGCAGAAATTCAATATCTTTGATGAGGCTGACTGTGTCGATATTCTGCTTAATGCAGGCACAAAGTCAAAAATAGTTGAAGAAGTTCTTAAACTCAGCGGATTTGACGGTGAGGATGTCGTTGACGAAGAAGACTACATAAAAAACTGATAGAAGTCAGTCCATTAATGCGGAATTTGTATGATATTTTTGTGTATTCGGGATTTCGTACATTTCCAAATGAAATAATGCGACTGACAGAGGGTGAACAAAAAGTAGTATTTGCATTCATGGAAAAAGCCAAGAATGAACGTAAAATGCCTATTGTGCTTGGAAACTTCCCTACAAAGCAAAATAGTTGACAAATCTTCTTCTATTTGCTAAAATTATACAAAAGGGAGGTTTTTACATGAAAAAGGAAAAAATAAAAATTTTTATTATAATATCTGTAATTGTGGCTATATTAGCTACAATAGGAGTGATTGGCGTTTTTCAGTATCGTAAAATTACTTTGGAAAAATACAATACAGATATACAGGAGCAACTGACGAATTTGTCACATCTTGAGAACGAGGTGTATTTTAATCCTGATTATAAAAAAGATATTTCTGACATTGAATCAGAAAGCAAAATTGCTTTTGAGAATAAGCAACTATCAAAACTATCCGAAGTGAGAAATCAAGCGACAGATTTGTACGATAAAATATCTGCAGAGATAGATAAATATAATAAGTATTACACACTGTTGACGGAAACTGTTGAAAATTCAAACAATTTAAAGAAAAACTATTTCTCAAAGACTTATGATACTTCGAAATTGGATACTACTAAAGATAAGGCTGAAAAAGCTATATCAGAGTCAGAATATACCCAATATGAAGAGTTATATAATACGTTGTCTGAGCAAAATACCATACTTGAAACCAATATCCAAAAATCGTTATCAGAGATATATAACAAAGTCACAGATGAAGAAAACTTTGATTTTCCTTTTGCAGTAAAAGAAGCAGAAATTCCAGCTCAACTAAGCTTTAAACCACTTGTAAAACAAACAGAATCATATCCGACATGGGTTACGTCAAGGGATTCAGAAGTGTTGAATGAGCCTCCTGTTGCTTGCTTATTTATAGGTGGTTCATCAGCCGAGTATAATTATACAATAAAGCAGATACCAACTAAAGAGATAGCTGTTCAGGATGAAAATAGAGAACTTCAGAAAGTTTTAGTTAATACTCAAATAACATTTAAAGTTTTGGAAAAATTCAGTTGGGAGAATAAGGTTTCTTTAAATGAACGTCCAGCGTACTTTTTCAAAGATAAAAAGGACCAAATATATTTAGCATTAAAAGACTACGAAGGTGGAGAATATTACATATTATATCTACCTGGTCAGTAAAAAGAAAAATAATACCTAAAGAACGGTTATCAAAAATGATAGCCGTTTTTTGTATGTAAATTTGATGGAAAGGAGGACACTATGGCAAATTCAAGTATAGAAATTGAAATAGTTGCTGATTTTAAAGATAATGCCACAGGTAAAGTTAAAGCATTAAATGCCGAACTCGATAAACTCGAAAAAAGAAATGTTAATGTTGATATTACAGCAACAGACAGAGCCTCAAAAGCTATGGAAAGCATAAATGGCAAATTAAGTAAAGTTGACGGTACAAAGACTGCTACTGACGAAATCGACAAAGCTGTTGACAGAGTAAACAATATAGCTGATGGAGTATCACCAATTAAACTTAAAGCAGATACATCAGAGCTTGAAAATGCTGTTGATAAGAGTATCAATAAAATAAACACAGTTGAAAATAGTATCGGAAAAATGAGTGCAAGGGAATTGTCGGGCGCTGATTTAAGCGATGATGACTGGTTTAAAAAATATTTTAAAAATTCAGAAACAAGCACACAATCCGCAACCCAAAACGAAGCAGAATGTGCGATTGATACTGACTGGGAACATGTCGCTAAAGTAAATGGCAAAGCAACGGCTGAAATAAATAGATGGAATGAACTTGTTGATAACGCTGGAAAATTAGGCATAACAACAGAAGGTTATGGACTCTATAACATTGATGAACTTGAAACAGAAGTGCAAAAGAGTGCCAGTTTAAAAAATTTGCAAGAGTCAGCTGATGAATACGGACTTAAATATTCAAAAAATGCCAGTGAAAGTTCAATGCAAAAACTAGTAGGTGCTTATGAAGATGAACATTTTCAAAAAGATTATGTTGATAAAAATACTAAAGCTATTGAAAAAACAACTAAAATGCTTGGTGATTATGGGAACGATAACGAAAATCAAACCATAGATAGTATAAAATCATTCGGCAAAAGTATGGCAACAAGGTACTTAGGTGTTCAATCTGTGTATTCGGGGGTAACGGATGCTTTTAGTGATATTACTGACGCATATAGCAGTGGAAATCGCAATGATATGCAACGTAGTTTAACTCGTGGATTAACAAAAGGCGGTTTGATAGGAGCAGGTGCTGCAATAGGCTCATTTATTCCCGGAGTAGGAACATTATTCGGAGCTGGAGCAGGTGCATTGATTGGTCAACTATGGGGTGATGATATTGCTGACGGTATATCTGGAATTCATAAATCGGCTGAAGAATTAAGACAGGACCGACTGGATGAATTATTTGGTGATATAGCAATGTCGACAAGTGATTTGGGTAAAGTGGTTCAAAACATGGTCGGCTCATGGCAGACACAAGTATCACAAGCACATAAACAAGCATTGACAACAGGATATTCATTACAAGATACTACTAATTCGTCTTATTTTGGAGTTGTTGAAAGCGGAAGTAAACTTGATATAAAAGGAAATTTAGGGTTTAATATTCCTCAACAAGAATTCACGTCTTATGCTGATGAAGTCAACAGTTATATGGATGACATCGAAAATCAAATGAATCAAGAAATGTATAACGCATTTATGGTTAATGATGATTTGTTTGGCTATGGACAGTGGGATACAACTGCCTTAACTGACAAATGGAAGACTGCTTTTGAAACTTTTAAAAAACAGAAAAAAGAACTGAGCAAATATTTAAAGACAGCATTAAACGATAATTGGTTTTCACCGGATGAAGAAAGTCATGTTTTTAGCACTATACATAATATGCAACAGACATATTCTGAAGTTGCACCAAACACAGACCAAACAAAAGCCGATACATATTCATTTCTTGTTCAAAATGGTATGTTATCAAAAGACGCTTATGACAGTGTTATAAAAGATATTCAGTCGGAATATACAAGCGATATGTATAATTTAGCTGAAACGAGAGCAACAGCTATTGCGAATGGAGCAGATGTTACTTCTGCTGATAAAGCAATGTGGGACGCTACAAGTAGTAAAACAGAAAGTTATTTGCAAACGATGTTGAACAATACACAAGATATGTACGGCAAAGACTATAATTCTGTTTTAGCAGATGTATGGAATGGTAAAGATACATGGTACGGCGGACATCTAATAGGATTAAACGACCAATTAAACGGAGATAGATCTCATTCTGCATTTAGACAAACATTAGACAATTATGAAAAATACAATGGATACAATGATAAAAAAGGTAGTTTAGCTGGTGCAAAAGGTGAATTGGAACACTCAATGAACATCGGAGATACTGCTGAAAAAGAAGTAGTAAAAGAAGCATATGAAAAAATGCAACCTACGGTGGAACAAGCAGAGCGACAATATCAAGCTGCAATATTACAACATCAAGACCCAAGTCAATACTTGGATGAGATGATGGGGTTATATCAATTTGGTGCAATGGGCGGAGATGACGTTGCTCAAGAAAAATATGCGGCAATGCTTATGGCTGGTGATATCAAGGCAAATAAAGCCATAAATGATTTCTATGGTACTGATTACAAGCGTATGGCTGAAGAAATGGGTGATGATTTTGCTGATATATGGCAAATGCTAAATGGCGGGAATACGGAAAATGCCATTGAACAAACAACAGAAGCTGCAAAAAATGCACTTGAAAAAAATGCAAAAGATACAGTAGATGCAATAAAGGACAATAAAGACCAAAAGATTGATGCTATGAATGAAACTGACGAAAAAGCAGCACAAGCTGTTGAAGATAGCACCAAGGAACAAGAGGCTTTAGAAAGCAAAACCGATGGAACAGAGCAGTCCAAAGAAGATACAAAATCAACTGAGTTGCCGGACGATTTAGGAGAGAATGTACTCAATGCTGTCAGCAGCAGTATTGAAAATATTAAAGACGGAAAACTAAAGGATTTAGAACTTGGTAAAACGGTTATGGATTCAATCAGTGAAAGTCTTTCAACGGATAATATGGACTTCAAAGAACTTGGTTTTGGCGAAAGTCTTATGGGAGCAATCAGTGAAAGCCTTTCAACCGATAATCTTGATTTTAAAGAATTAGGCTTTGGCGAAAGCTTAATGTCAGCTATAAGTGAGAGCTTATCAGTGGACAATATGGATTTTGGTAAATTGGATTTTGGCGAGAGTTTAATGTCTGCAATAAGTACAAGTCTATCGGCAGATAATATGGACTTTAGCCAAATTTCGATAGGTGAAAGTGTAATGAATGGCATTAGTTCTTCTTTGGCTGAAACTGATTTTAGCGGGTTAGATATAGGTACAAAGATAACTGATACTATTAATGCAAGTATGGGTGAAAGTGTTGAATTACATCCTAATTTTACGGTTGTTCCTGGGACTGTTGATACATCAAGTTTATCATCCGCCATAAATGACAGTATATCGACTATAACTGAAAATAATTCGGAATTATCCGTTTTGGCAAAGGTTGATGGTACAGCAAATTATGAACTCGGAACATACCCGAAAGAAGTACCCAAGATAACAGGCACAGCTAAATATACAGGTATTTTTCCGACAGTAGCACCTAAGATATATGGTACAGTTGAATATCGTACAACATTTGGACATTTTGCACATGGTACTCGTAATGCACCTGAGGGATTGGCATATTTGAATGATGACGGAAGTGCAGATCCTCGCGAATTGGTTGAACACAACGGTCAATTTTTGATGTATGAAGGTCGTAATGTACTTGCTCCGCTGTCAGCGGGAGATAGAGTATTTACATCATCAGAAACAAAGGATATTTTATCAGGACGTGGCATTCCTCATTATGCGACAGGACTTAATAATGATGTCATAGAAAATGAGAAAATACAAGGTGGCGGCTCAACAAGTGGTGCAAATGTGCATTTTGAAAGTGGTTCAATGTCTATAATGTTTAATATTGATGGTTCTAAGGACGGCAATGTTGTTGAACAGATAAAGGCACATGCACCTGAAATAGCACAGTTAATATCAGATGAAATTGACCGACATTTAACTGCCTCATTTGCTAATTCGGGAGGTAATAATGAATGAGAAATTGTGAGAGTATAATTTTTATAATTGAAAAGGGTACACATGACGTTTTATCAATACCGTGGACACCACAAAAAATAAAATTCCGTTCGGGTGGACAAAATTTTGCCGAATATGACATAATGGACCTTGGTACTATTCAAGAGCCTACTGGTACAGGTGTACGTTCGATTCGGTGGGATGATGGTATATTACCCGGTAGAATGCAAGCAAATATGCCTTGGCAAAATGGTGCTTGGCAACCGCCTGTCAATTTTCAAGGTATGTTTTCAATGTGGAAAGCTAATAAAACGGTACTTACGATTTTGATAACAGGTACACCGATTTGTATGGATGTACATCTTTCGGATTATGATATTACATATCAAGACGGATTTGGCAGTTATCATTATTATATAGAGTTTACAGACTGCGTTAAACCGACATTTACCGTTACAAATACCGAACCTGATTCTGCTGATGGAACGGACAGAGATAAAGACCCTGCACCTGCAATATATACCATAGTTGAAAATGATACATTATGGGGCATCGCACAATGTTATCTCGGTGACGGGTTGCGTTGGGAAGAAATTTATGAGTTAAACAAAGATGTAATCGAGGACACCGCAAAACAGCATGGTTTTAGTAGCTCGGAAAGAGGTTGGTGGATATTCCCCGGTACCGTTATTAAAATTCCAGGAACATCTTCCGGTGATAACTCTGCCGGTGCAACAGTCGAACTTAACAATGCACCGATATATGTTTCGTCTGATGCGGAAAGTATTGCAGGCAGAGTGACAGGAACATACTATTTGTATGACGGAAAAGAAATTATCGGCCGATATAGGATAACAGATAAATCTTCTGATGTAGGACGTACACCAGTTGGTGAATATGTCATTGGTTGGCTACCTAAAGAGTACATATAGGGGGTAAAAAGATGGCATATTCATTTAGTGAACTTATAAAGCCAAAGCAAACGTTTGTAAAAGTAAAGTTATCATGCAATGTTTTAAAGTATAATCATAATCATGATAAGAATGGAAGATTTTGCTCCGGTAATGATGGAGGAAAAGTTGACAATTCTCAAGATGATGCTATAATACATGATAGAGGTGGTAGAGTGTCTGAGATAAATAAACTTGGTAAAATTAATACTCATCTGTTGGAGCAAGAATTCGGCTCGTTGAAAACCGATGAGATTATCGTTACCAATGAGCGTATAACTCATATTAAAGAGCGACATCCTGAAGATTACGAATTGTTTAAAAAGTATGGAAGTGATACGGTTGAGAATCCTGATGAAATTATCAAAGACTGCAAGAATAAGAACACTGTATTTATGATAAAGAAGTTGGAAAATACAAACTTAAATGTGGTAAGTAAACTATCTTTAACATCGGATACTAAGAATTTAAAAAATTCAGTAATGACATTTTACAGAATTCGTTCGAAGAATTTAAGTAAATTAGAAAGAAAAAATAAATTACTTTACAAAAAGGAATAAAAGTGTTATAATATAAGTAAGATAAATATGTATTTTGAAGTAGAGATTGTGCTGCTACGCACCTTTTAGGTCAAAAGAAATGTGGGAAAGGGCACACCCACCAAAATACTATTAGACCGCTTTGACAAAGTCAAGGCGGTTTTTATATTATAATGACTTAGTAAAAGGCACTATTTTAAATAATAGTGCTTTTTTTGTACGATTTTTAGGAGTGGGGTTAATGGATTATGTAAGAGTGGCATCAAAGTCTTCGCCAATATACAGCATTCATTTTCTTAATTCTGATAAATTAGATGTATTTGTTGACGCAGTGACAACGGATTTAAAACTTACCGAAAATAAAAATGAGCTTGCACAAAAGGTAACGATAAGCCTTGTAAACTGTATAAACGGTGAATATTTGCTATCAGAATTAATTAATGTGTGTGATAGGGTGTTTATATATGCCAATGACGGAGAAGAGTGTAGAGAAGTTTTCAGAGGGTATATATGGCGTAAGAATTATCAAAACAAGCAGAAGAAAATAATATCATTGACGTGCTATGACAATTTGATTTATCTGCAAAATAGCGAGGATAGTTATTATTACCCTGCCGGTTGGAAAACTGTTGATATATTCAATGATATATGCTCCAAATGGGGTATCAATCTTGTATATAACTATGAATCTATAGAACATAAGAAATTGCCTATTTCGGGTAAAATTTCTACTATGTTTACTGACCTTTTGGACCGTGTGAAGAAAAAAACGGGTATAAAATACGTAATACGCAGTGCCGAGGATATTATTTATATAGATAGATACGGAGCTAATGCAAATGAACGTGTTTACGAAATTAACCGTGGCGAAAATGCAATATCCACAGCAAGTAACATTTCAATGGAGGACGTTGTTACAAAGATAATTTTTACAGGTAAAGCAGATGATGACGGAAAAGTATCAATCACAGATACATTGGAAGGGGACACAGAAAAATGGGGAACACTTCAAAAGGTTATTCGTGATGATACTGAAGATGAAAAATCAGATAAAGAGCCGGAAGACTCATTATATGAAAATGCCCATGATGAGGGTCAATACATTCTTGATGAAAACGGAAAACCTAAAGAAACATACGAAGTAACAGCTATAAATAATCCGTGGATAAGAAAAGGCGAACTTGTTAAAGTGGGAGCAGGAGATATGAATTTTCGATATATTGTCACAAGTATCACGCATAACGCAATAAATCGACAAATGAATATTGATTTTGAACTTGCAGATGAAAGTAAGTTATAAGGGAGTGTTTATATGAATGCGTTTGATAGATTAGGACGAACACTTCAAGCACAGATGAATAACGCTGTAAATGATGGTAAGAGTATTTTAATTGAATATGGTACAATTACAACTGATTTTGGACTTAAAATCGCAAGGTTTGATACGGTTATTCCGAAAGGAGAGTATTTAATTGATAAGAGATTATCAATAGATTATAAACCTGAGATTGAAGTTGTAACTTCATTATCTGACGGTCACAGTCACACTGTTAAAATTCCTATCACAGAGGGGATAGAACGTATCAAAGCGGGCGACAGAGTATTGGTATGCTGGATAGATGTTGATCCTATTGTTGTTGCTGTTATTGTAAGTAGCAGTGATATAGGGAAGGAGAGTTAATTATGGCAAATTTATTTCCAACGGCAAATAATATCATGACAGTGCCTTTGGATAACCTTAAACAAAATACACCTGTCGGATATAAGAGAAGTTTAAAATTCGATTATGACACAGGTGATTTTGTTCGTGACGGTCAGCACAGATTAGTTTCTGCGTCGGGAGTTGAGGCATTTAAACAATGGTGCGAAAATTGTATATCAACAGACAGATATGCGTATAGCTCATATTCAACTGATTTCGGTATTAATTTAGATTTGATTATGGCATTGCCTGATAAAGCTGCACAAGAAATTATGCTGAAAAAAGAAATAACAGAGGCGATAATGGCTGATGATTATAAAAGGGCAAAGTCAGTAGATGATTTTTCGTTTAATTGGATTGATACCGATGCGGTTGAGGTGGAATGTACGGTAACAGGCATTGATAATGCCGAGATAGATATAAAAGCTACGGTAGGAGGGTGAGAATATGTCGCAATTTATTATTCCTGATTTTATAAAAAATGCGGATGTCAATAAGATACATAAGCGAATGAGAGATAATCTGCCAAATGATATTGACAAATCTGAAGGTTCGGACGTTTGGAATTTAACCTATCCAACGGCATATGAACACGCATATTTTGCACAGTTTTGTATTCTAAATGCTCTTCGATTGATATGGCCCGAATTTAGTTATGGTACATATGCAGATTATCACGGAGCATGCAGAGGCATGGCAAGACGAAAGGCACAGCATGCTACAGGAAGTGTCAAGATTATAGGTAATATAGGTGTAAATATCCCCAAAGGTACAGTTTTTACTACTGCACAAATCGCTGATGAAAGTGTAACGGAGTTTGTTACAACAGAAAATGTGTCAATAGGTGATAATAAAACGGTAACGGTTAATATCATTGCGGCTATAGCGGGAAAATCGGGAAATGTTCCGGCAAATACTATCACTGTTAATAGTGATAAAATTGTCGGTTTATCCAGTATTACAAATGAAACAGCTACAACAGGCGGCTATGATGAGGAAAGTGATGAAAATTTTATTGAGCGTATCAAGGAATATGACCAGTCACAGGATAATTCTTTTATCGGAAATGATAACGATTACAGACGTTGGGCGTTAGAAGTTGACGGAGTAGGTGAGGCTGTTGTAATCAGTCCTGAAGATAATCCGAATGTTGAAGATGATAGTGGTGTTGTAAATATTATCATAGTTGATTCAAATGGAGTTCCTGCAGATACAACTTTATGTGCGGCGGTTTACAATCATATTATGCAACCAGTGCCGTTATCGATAGACGGAAAAAAGACGGACGGTCAAACCACCACAATCGAACGGCTTGCACCGCCCGGAGTTATTCTTGAGGTTACAGCACCAACAACTATAGCTATCAGTGTTTCGGGCTTAATTGAATTGGATAATACAGTTGGAATTGAAGATATAAAGAGTAATTTTATTTCGTCAATATCTGAATATATTGTACAAGCAATAAAAGACGGTGAAGTGCGATATAGTAAAATTGCATCTATTTTATCAAATACCGCGGGTGTAGCTGATTATAAAAATTTGATTGTAAACGGAAATAACACAAATGTACAGCTGATGTTAAATCAAATTCCTACAATATCAGAAACAACAATAAAATTTGATGTTGGACTTGTAGACGGGTAGGTGTAGTATATGTATTCAACAGAATTAATGGAGCAGATATTAACCAGTGAGATAGGACAACAGATAATACAACGAGTTACCAATAAATATGGTAACAGTTATGTCGGACTATGGTTATTTCAGATTATCGGAATGTCTAATGACGAGGTTAAGGCAATGGTTGAAGATTTCAAAAATCAAACGTTGCCACAAACAGCGACATGGTCTTTATCATTATGGGAGCAGTCAATGGGCTTACCTGTTAATGAAAGTGAGAGCGTAGAGCAACGTCGGCAGAATATTATAGAAAAACGTCGTAGACGAAATGCTATGAATCCTGCAAGAATAGAAGAAATAATATCAGCAATGACAGGTACAGATGTACGAATTGATGAGTATTATGGCAAAAATAGATTTGCGATATATCTTTCATCTATTCCGTCACTGGTAGATGAATTATCTGTTAGGAAAAAACTAAAAGTTATAAAACAATCTCATAAAGTTTTTGATATATTTTATGAACAGGCTATTAAAGGGGATATATATATTGGAGGTATTATTCAAAAATCAAAAGAAATTACGTTAGAGGAGGTATGACAATATGGAAAAATTCTATCCTACAAAAGCGGGTATTGAATATGCTGCTTTAACTGCGCAAGGAAAAATCATAGAATTTACAAAAGGTAAATTTGGGGACGGTGTAAGGAGTACAGAAAATATAACAGAGCTTACTGATTTGATACATCCTCTTGGCGAATTGCCGATATCGAAAAAGAGTGTAAAGAACAGTACAATAATTACAACGACACAATTTTCAAACAGGGTTGGCGGTAGTATATTGCCAACTTTTTATTTGATGGAAATAGGGTTATTTGCAAAGGTGGTTAATGCTGACGGTACTGATGATGACGAGCATCCGGAAACATTAATAGGATATGCGTTTGATGGCCACGGCGATAAAATCATCGGTACATCATTAAGTGAATTTATCATTAATATTCCGTTGACAGTCGCTGATGTCAATAATGTAACTGTTGATATTGACAGTCTTGTATATCCAACATTAAAGCAATTTGAAGATGAAGTCAATACAAGAAAAACAGAAGATGAAGAATTACAGAATAGTTTGAATGTACATATCACAGATACAAGCAATCCACATGGTGTCACGGCAGAACAGATTGGATTGGACAAAGTCCCAAACGTGGCAACGAACGATCAAACACCTACATATTCGCAAAATTCAACATTGAGTAATATTGTAAGCGGCGAAAAAATATCGGTTTCGTTCGGGAAAATAATGAAAGCGATAGCGGATTTAATCAGTCATATTGGTAGTAAATCTAATCCGCATAGTGTTACAAAATCACAAGTGGGATTGGATAATGTACCAAATGTAGCGACAAACGATCAACAGCCGACTTTTGCTGAATCGGGTACACGGTCGAATATAGTAAGTGGTGAAACGCTAAGTACATTGTTCGGCAAAATAAAAAAGTTTTTCACTGACCTAAAAACAGTGGCGTTTACGGGGTCATACACAGACCTATCCAACAAGCCGACATCAATGCAAAATCCTAATTCATTGACATTGACAATGAACGGCTCAGCAACGAGCTATAACGGTTCGGCAACGGCAAGCAAGTCGTGGTATGCACCAACGAGTGTGGGAACGGCAGGGTATAATTTGATTAGTAATGGTAGTGGTGCTCCTGTATGGCGGAGACCATTGTATGCTACTTGCACTACATCAAATGCTTCATCAGCTAAGACAGTAAATATAGTAAACTTTAAACTAATTACAGGTGTAAGGGTATTTATTAAGTTTGATAATGCTAATAGTGCTAACACACCCACTCTAAATATATCAAATACAGGGGCAAAAAGTATGGTGACTTTTCTCCCTAATAGTTTTTACAATGTTTCATCTCCGTCAGGAACTACCACACAAAAAGCAGTAAATACTTGGTGTGCAGGAGATATATTGGAGTTTGTATATGACGGAACTAACTGGGTATGTGTTGGTACATCAGGTTATCCTCAATATAGTCACAGGAATAGCTCTTATATAACAATAGGAACTACGGAAATGAGTGAGGTAGCTTATCCTGATGATATTATATGTGATTTTCTTTGTGACGGAACAAATGACACAACTATCATACAACGAGCAATCAATTTAGCTTCACAAGGTGCAAGTACCAAAATTCGTTTCTTAGACGGAGATTACACTATAAACAGTGAATTAACCTTATTCTCCTCAATAGCATTTGAGGGAACTGGAAATGTATTTCTATTTGTTACATCACAGGGACTATTAAGGTATGATAATGCTTCTCCTACTGGAGTTTCAAATAAAGCGACTTTTAAGGATATAAACATTAGTTTTATCAGTACAAATAATGATAATGAAGATATGGTAGGAGCATTTGAAAATTTTGAACTTACTTTTGAAAATTGCATTATCTCAAAACGCACAACTTATCAGAGTATTTGGAGATTATTTTTTAACTGTAAGGTTAAAATGATTAATACTGATGTAAATATTACTATGCCTACTTCGGGGTGGGGTGCTACTCTTGACTGTTTTTGGGTATTTGGTGAAAGTACAGTTGAACTGCTAAATACCCATATTTGGTTTACAGGTAAAAACCCAGTAAATAATGGTGTGTTTTATGACAGTAAAGGTACTATGACAGGAGGTTGGATAACTAACACCAAAAAAGATACAAATAATCACGGTGTGTCTTACATACTAAGTAATTCACCTATTACGTTCTTAGGTACACAAATACGTTGCCGAGAATTTGCACAAGACTGGAATACAAGTTCGTCTGACGGATATAGACCAAGCCTTGACAGTTGTAAAATTGAAATATTAGACGGAGGAAGTTTTAGTTGTTCTCACGCAGGTCATATTGACTTGGTTTTGAGTAGCAGTTCTAAGACATCAATTATACCAGCTTGTGCCTTAATTTCTAATAGTAAGCTATTTATTACTTTCGACCACCAACTTGTATTACGTGATTATGCTTTTTTGGAAGCCTGTTATATAAATAGGGTAAATTATAAAGGTTCAGGGTCATCTTCTTCTGCAAAAACCACAGATACAATTACTGTAACTTCTATGGTAAAACCTATATTTATAGATACGGAGGGAACAAATAATGAGTGATACAATTTATAAATACTTTAAGGTTGACGGAAACACTGTAAAATGTCAGGAGTATTTAGTATTTCTAAAGGTACTTAAATAAACCTCTTTGTGATGACCCTGAAAACTATTTTATAGAGGAACATAGCTTCCGAAATGAAACTGAGGTAAGATTGTTCAAGTCTAATTTTGTGGATAAGCATATGCTTATGTCCATACAAAGTACTGAAAAGTTAAATAACCCTTATACTTGGTTAGAAGGTATAAAACTTAGAACTAATGACCCCTGCACTGAAATAGCTGAAATAGTCAAGTATGGCAGTAAAGAAGCATACGAAGCGTCTTTGCCCGAATACACAGATGAGTTTATGCTTGACATAGATGTAAGGGTAGCAATGTTGGAAATGGGAATAACAGAATAGGAGGTATGGAATATGAATCACGGACGTTCATACAGATTGTGCAAAAAAATTGTAGCCGTTGGAAAAATGAGCAAAGAACAAATGCTTGAAAAATTTGATGTATTGGTTTTGTCGGGTGGATTAACCGATGATGACTACAAAGAATTGGTGGAAGAAATCAATAAGAATGAGGAGGGCTAAGTAAGTGGAAGTTGATGATAAGGAACTATGGGAGAGATTGACCGTAGTGGAGCAGTCCACGAAGTCGGCTCACCATCGACTGGATAGCCTTGACCGGTTGACTGAGAGTGTACATATCTTGGCGACTGAAACTAAGGCTATGAGGGAGGACGTTTCGGATATTACATCACGAGTTGACGAGATAGAGAAACGTCCGACTAAACGATATGAAACAGTTGTAGGTGCAATAATTACAGTATTAGTTGGTGCTGTAATAGGGTACGTTGTAAAGATGTTAGGATTTTGAGGAGGTAATGAGTTATGAAAGAATGGTTTAAAGCCGCAGGTATTCGTGCTATTAAGACAGTAGCACAGACAGCCGTTGCTACAATCGGAACGGCAGTCGCATTGGGTGATGTGAATTGGGTATTGGTAGGTAGTGCATCTGCTTTGGCAGGTGTGCTTTCGCTCTTAACTTCTGTTGCAGGTTTACCTGAAGTAAATAATGAAAGTAGGGAATAAATATGACAGATAAAAAATTTATAAAACTGATAAAAGAAACAATCGTTGACTATTTTAACAGTCATGTAGATAAGACAGACCATAAAACAATTACTGAAGATAATGTATATATTGTTTGGAGCTGCAAAACCTTGCAGAATTTTAAAGCGTTGGCGTCAACAACTGTATCGGACGGAATGTATTACGAAATAACCCATAACGGAGATAAGAACGAAACATACTTTGATGTTTATAAGAAGTGGGAAAATTTCGTTGTTAGAGGTGGTAAGTATGAGGACAATAAATGATGGTTTCCCAATCAAACAGTTCAAGGGTATTGACATTGATACGTCAATACAGTCATCATCGGCAAACTATTACACATACAGTAGCCGTGTAGTGAAATTCATTGTAATTCATTACACAGGAAATGCAAAGGACACCGCAAAAGCAAATGCAACATATTTTCATAATGGTTCACGAGGTGCATCGGCACATTTGTTTACTGATGATGATAGTTGTTATCAATCAGTCGCATTGAATAATGCTGCATGGGCGGTGGGCGGCACAAAGGTATATAAGCATGCCGAATGCCGCAACATAAACAGCATATCCATTGAAATGTGTTGTAGCGGAAATTCCATTGTATCTGAAAAAACAATCAACAATACCGCATATTTGTGCGCTGAATTGTGTAAATACATAGGTATTACGGCAGATACCGTTGATATATTTGTTTTGCGCCACTATGACGTGTGGGACAAACAGTGTCCGGCACAGTGGGCAACTGAGAACAGTGCCGGTTGGACGACATTCAAAGAAAAGGTTAAGGCGATTTTAAGAAATGAGGAGGGACTGACAGTGTCACAATATGAGGAACTTATCGAAAAAATAAAAGAGTTAGACAATAAAAAGGCAGATAAATCAGAAATGATTTATGACTGTATCGACCACAATATGCCTGAATGGGCGCATAAGCCTGTTCAATGGTGTTTGGACAATGGTATTGTATCAGGCACAGATGACGCACATCTTGACTTGAACAATACAAAATTGTGGGTATGCGTTATTGTATATCGTGCAGTTAAATTTGTTGCCGGATTGATGAAAATTAAAATCTGATTAAAAAATAGGGTGTCTAAACTGTAATGCTTAGGCATCCTATTTTACAATACTACTGAAAGTATATTTCCAAACCAGAAATTATATATAAGTATATTAATATTGTTGAAATTAGTTGTTCATTAATTCTTTCAACCGTTCTTTACAATAATTTATTGACCAAAGTAATTTAGCTTTTATACGAGTGTCAGTTTCATTAGATAATTCTTTTTCTAAAAATGAAATATAATTATTAATTTTATTTTTAATATAATCATAATTTTTTGTTCTTGTTTTTAAATAGTCTATAAAATATTTATTATCACGGTCTTTTTTTATAAGTTTAGAATTATAATTATTTGAGTTTAGTTTTGAAATAATGGTATCAGATATGAGAATGCGTGGATAAATAGCTTTTTTCGATTCTAATTCATAAGTTTCCAATAGCGCAGGACCTAATACTAAATTGTCGGATAAATAAGATTGACCAATAGTTACACCACCTCTGATTAGTTTATTGTTATCTGAAAAAAATTCTTGTATGATTGCAAGAAATTCAATTAATTGTAAAGCAATTTGAATCGGATCATCATTGCTTTTTATAATTCTCTCAAAAACAATATTATCAGAAAAAATCTTATGTTTTATCTTTGGGTCGATGCAATATGGCGCAATATGTATTGCTGACTTATACATATTATTCATGGTGTTAAGAAAGGAACAATCTTTCTCATTTTGCATTGCGTTACTTGTTCCTAATACATCAATAAAAGCAAATGCTGAAGTGTAATAAGATATTTTATTGCTTGACATATATAATTCTCCATTCATTAAATATTCTACATTATATATACCACCAAAATTGTACTTATAACATCAAAATATCAAAAAATGATAAAATATATATTGTATGGATAAAATATAACAAATGTCACATCAACATACAAAAAAGTGATATACTATTGCAAGAGGGACGCAGAAA